CTTTGAATGATATAATCTTAATTTGATGTAACGGTGCAATGTTATCAATCATAATTTGTGGGTTTAAAATAGTCACCAAACCCCATTCTTCCAATAGCTTTGCAATAGCGTTACGTCTTTGTATATCATTCTCAGATATGTTTGAAGGCTTACCATCTAATAAAAACAATTCTTTAAAGTGGGTAATATAATATTGTCCTTGTTTATGGAGAATATGACATGATTGGTACAACACTTTTTCTTTCCGTGAAGATACACCGATTCTGGTCAATGTCTCACGAACCTTCAAAAAATCATCCTGTTCGTTGAGTGTTACCTCAACAAACTGTTTTAAATCTACCATGATGCTTATCCACCTGTATCGGTTTTTTCTTTTAATAGTTGGATTTGTTCATCACTTAGTAGGCGTAGAGCTTCACGAGCTTTAGAATCCGATAGTCCATAGACTAACTTCACACATTCTATATCTTCACTTTTCTCAGATTTAACCCACTTTGCGAAAGGCCTTTTTCTCGACCTGACGGTATTTAGTCTTTTGTGTTTTTCATAAAGCATAATAGTTTTTCCACATCTTCCACATAACAATCACTTTTCATTCTATTAGCTTTAAATGAGATTATCTGAATATTACCTTTTACATATCCTTTTTTAGGATCAATTCTATCCAATGATGGTGATTTATCGGACGGTCCTCTTCCATCACTAACTTCAAATTCAAATCCGAACACAGGACAAACTGATGGAATCTGAATATCGGAGATTTCTAGATTAAAATCAATACCAGATTTTTCTGACCTTTTTTTAGCTCTCCACCACATAGCTTTTATGTACTTTATTCCTAGTTCTTCATATTTTTCTTTAGATATTTTTCTTTTATCTAAAGATTTATTTTTAACATTTGCACACACCACACAAGACATATTAGAAACATATTTTTGAGATATGTGTCCTTTCCTACATGGCTTATCATTATAATAGCGATACAAACCTTGTTTCTTAGCTTCTTCTCTGGATATCAATTCCATAAATACCTCACAATATTAGATAATACTATTTAGTATTTTTAACCTCCTATATCAAACTTTTCTCTCAATAATTTAATATCTTTTTCGGAAATTAATCTCAAAGATTCAATGGCTTTAGAATCTGATAGACCGTAAGCTAATTTAATCAAATCAACATCTGCACTCTTTTCAGACTTAACCCACTTTGCGAAAGGTCTTTTCCTGGATCTTATTGTGTTCAGGAGGAAATCATTCTGAAGTTTTTTATCAAGGAAATGCCTGCGGTTGACTTCATTTGCATACATTATACAGTCGGAATGATAAGATAACGACCGATTGACAATGAAAGGTACATAGTCCTTCTCTGTCAATTCGTCAACAATAATCTGCTTCTTGTTTTGAAGAATAGCATTAACATAATCAAATGGATTGCTCATGCCAAATACCTCATAAAACCAAAAATATCAATAGAAGCTAACAAGAAGTAGTTAACAAGCATACCAAATGACTTGCGAGTCCATGCAGCCCAAGCGTACATAATACAACCAGATATCCATAAAGGATAAAGAATATAAAATGCGGGGTCTTTGACGGTGATTGCCAGGATGATTGAGCAAGATATGCTAAAAATCCAAGCAACACACTCGACACAAAACCGGAATGGATGAGAGTTGAAATCATTTTTGATCCAATTTAACCAGTTCATTTGAATTCACACCCAACCATCAACTCAGTCAAACAGGCAACAGTATTGATTTCTTGGTCAGCCACGAATGCTTGCTTGTACTGATAGTCAGCAAGAATAATAACTGCTTGTGGAATACTTTGTGGCTTTAAAACATCATACAGGTTATCATACAGTTTACGGAAGAACACAGCCGCATCAACATCATTACTTGCAACCCATTTACGAATAGCACCAAAGTCTTTGTCTTTGATATACTTGACAATATCACTTATCGACACATCAACAATCTGTGCAAGAACACCACTATCAATATTACCAAACTGTGAGTATCGTTGCAACTCATTAATCACACGGCGAAAATCTGGAAAGTGTTTTTTGACCAATTCGACAACAACCTTGTCCTCATACTCAACTTTTTCACTTCGCAAAACCGACTGAATTCTCTTAAAGAATTGAGAAGCCATCTGAGCCTTCTCATTATTCTTTAGTGTGAAGTCAACAACCGCACAACGACTGTGCAGTGGGTCAATAATACGATTCTTAAAGTTACAAGTAAAAATGAACGAGCAGTTACCAGCAAACTCTTCAATTGCATTACGCAAAGCGGGTTGTGTTGAATTTGGATTTAGGTAGTCAGCCTCATCAATGATGATAACCTTACGACCACCAGCAAGAGACATAGACGATGCAAAGTTTTTAATCTTCACACGAAATGTATCAATACCTGATTCATCCGAACCGTTAATGACCAGATAATCACAACCAATTTCTTCACACATGGCTTTAGCAACTGTAGTTTTACCTACACCTGCACCGCCAGATAAAAGAAGGTTGGGGATATTATTTTGCGTGACATACTCCTGAAACGGTGTTTTAAGCCGTTCAGGAAGAATACAGTCAGCAATCTTTTTAGGACGATACTTCTCTGTCCATAACAAATGTTCCATCATTCACAAACCTCATAATATAAAATAAACAATTAAGCCTGTTGGCTCAATCGTGCAACAACTTCAAGATAAGGTTCTTCTACAGTCCATGTATTGTTACCAATTCAAGCCTTTGTGAAGAACGAACCAGTCTCAGTAGAAACCCAATACTGTAGATTGACAGACTTGTGTTTGAAGTTAGAGATTCCTTTTGAAGAAATCATCACATCATAACCACCGTCTAACAGCTTAGCTAAATGTTCTGTTTTGAAAATGAAACGGAACTTATCACCATTACCTTCAGAAACTTCTAGTGAATCGGTGTGAGCGGAACTATCTGAGGAATCAAATGCAAGAATCGTAACTTTTGCACCATCAGATTCAACAGCAAGTTGTGGCGAAGCAAGAACGCCAGCTGCATTCATAACCCATTTGAAATCTTCATCAGAAAGTGTGAATGAAACTTCTGGATCAGGCATCACCAATTCTTTCTCTGGTGGTGTATTGATTGATGTTGGCTCACAGAAACGATAACGAATCTTACTACGACCTTTGTTACCAACAATCTTAACTTCTTTTTCTTCAAATTCAAATGTTGGTGTATCTTTGTGTAGAGACACAACAGATAAGAATCTATTCAAATCATAGATACCAAAATCATTTGGTACAACTTCTTTGATTGTAACTTGAGCAAGAATGTTCTTGCCAGACGAGATTGTCTTTAAAACATTTCCTTTTTTGAAAAGGATGCCTTGGTTGATTTTACCAAAGTTTTTCAATACTTCAATTGTATCGGTAGATAATTGCATAACTAACTCCATATTAAAATAACAACACCATTATACTACATCACTTTATAAATTGCAATACTCTCTCTACTTCTTTACCTAAATCTTGAATACTGCCATTGTTGCCAATGGTGTAATTGAATTCACAACCAACCCAATCCCATTCAGATTTATGGGTACTTTCAAATTTCATAAACTTGGTTCTTTCCGATTCTAAGTTTATTTTCTCAAGGTGTGGAAACCAAATTGGATCCACACCACGCTTGACTCGAATAACTATACCACCATTATCTTGAATGTATTGTATTTCATTTTTGAATCGGACATCGGTAACAACAACATCTTTACCTTTGGCACGATTCAATAATGAAATCACCCATATATCTTTATGAAATACATCACGGCCTGCTTCAGTACCCATTTTCTGTAAAGCTTCTCTTGGAGTAAATACACGACCAAATTTTTCACTCCAATAATTGTCTGGTTCTTCACGCCATTTTCTGGACATTTCAGTATCACCCTCAAGAAGTTCCCGAGGCCAACCAAACATTACTGCACAAGCATCTTTAAGTGGTTTGGCGAAACTGTCTTTGATAAATCCTTTTTGTTCAAGGATATCACCGACAGTTCCCTTGCCTGATCCGATAAAACCAACCAAACCTATAATCATAGCTTACCAGTATACTGAGCAACAGCAGGCATATTACCTGTGAAAGCATATGTGCCGATGTGTTGTGTTTTCATCCAAGGACACAGATAGATTTTCCCACCAATCTTACGCCACATCTGACAGAACATATAATCTTCTGACAAGTATCGTTCACTACCGCCGCCTGTTATAGACTCTTTGGTGTCGATTACTGTATCAAAGTAAGCATGGATGTATCGTGAACCATCAAAGTTAGCCTGGCCAACATGATCTGGTTTGTATTTGATAAGTGGGTATGCCTCTTGCATCATATCAAATACATGGCGTTTAATCAACATATGCCCTGTACCAATCTCCATAACTTCTAGTGGATCGGATACTTGGAATGATTGTGTGCCTTTAACTACATTGAAAACGTATTCACCAACCAATTCCTGTAATGCACCTGGATCCATTTCAGGATGTGCTCTTGCTGCGGCAGCAATGTTACCCCAATTAATAGATTTTTTAGGATATGGGCCACCAATAACATCTTTATCAAGTGCTAAAAGTGCGATAATATCTTCTGGTGAGTAATGAATATCCGAGTCGATGAATAGTAAATGGGTATATCCTGAACGGAGAAACTCATCAACTAAGTAATTACGAGCTCGGGTAATAAGCGATTCATTAAACAAAAAGGAGAATCGTGTTTCAATTCCGTATTTGTTAAATGTTGTTTGCAAATCTAGGCAAGACTTGACATATAGTCCATGTGCCATGCCACCATACATGGGCGTGGCAATAAAGATTTTATTCTTTTTTAATTCTTCAATATTGACTTGAATTTCCATAATGTGTCCATAAAATAAAAAAAAGGAGAGATACTAATATATATCTCTCCTTACTCAACTAAACGCCGTTA